TCCACCTCCACCACCTGTAACACTTACCCAAACACCATCATCTCTAAGGAAATATCCATTAGATGTTGTTGGTAATAAACTGCGAGTAGATATTGACACAACATGCCCAAAATCATCAAAATTTAAACTGGATATTATATTGAATCCAGAAGTAGATGTATATACAACAGTTGAAGTATCAGCATGAACGAATTGAAATACTCCATTATAAGGTTCTGTTATACTAATTGCATTGTTATTAACCGTCTGTAATGTAATATCACCAGTTCTATAAGAACTTGCGTTTAACCTAACTCTTGTTGTAACGCCTGTTGATAAAGTTGTCCAGCTATGAGTTGTTCCATTATGAGTTAAAACTTTAGTAGTGCCATCAGATATATTAGGATATGGAACTAAACCATTTGCAGTATTAGTAAATACAGTATATGTACTCCCTGAACCTACCCTACTCCAACTTAAAGTACCTGATCCATCAGTTACTAATGCTTGCCCATTCGTTCCATCTGAAGTAGGTAGATAGAAAATAACATCTGATGTTGGTTCAGATAACATATAAAAAGCAATATATTTACCTGTATTACTTGGATACTTAAATCTTATAAAAGGATTAGCATTTTGTCTTCGACCTACACTTTCAGGACCTCCTATTTCAATACTTCTACCTGCATGTAGTCCTCCTTGAGCATCTATTTTAGCTAAAAAGTAATTATAGTCTTTTTCTAACCATATAGATGTAGCATCAGTAGTAAACTGAGTTAACGCTTTTATAGTTAATAAAGAATTAGTGTAAGTTCCAGTTACTTCATTCCCTATAATAACTCTACCATTTCTTTGTATATAATTTTGTGAATTTAACGTAACATCTGTCCATTTAAGATCACTAGTTAACGCTAATGTTCCACTTTTATTATGTGGAAAATACCAAGCTTGATTAGAAGTAATAGCACCTGCTGTAGTTATATATCCATTAGCAGAGCCAGTTGTAGTAGGATATATCCAAAAACTAGATAAACCTGCACCTTTACTAATTTTAATACCTGCACTATTTTGAAATGTTTTACTTCCTGTAATAGTTTGATTACTGTCTATTGTAACATAATTACTCAGATCAACAGGGTCAGGAGGGTCAGGAGTACCAAATATTTCACTATATTGTATTTGTTTAAAACTCTTATCTTTATATAGATATGTTCCAACTTTACCATTTGTGGGCAACATTTTTTCTTTACTGTTTAATTCTGTAATTAAATCAGTTTGATCTGCTAACGTACCCTCTATATTCCCCCAATATATATTAGTTAAATATCCATCATGTGTATGATCAGATCTTGATGCAGAATTAGAAATACCAACACCAGCAAAACTTACAGATATAGTAGCAGCAGTAGACCCATCATATGAATCACCAGTAATAGTAATACCATTACCAGGAGTTAAATCTTCATTATTTCCATTATAATCTAATAATACTTCATTATCATTCTCTGTAATAGATATAGTAGCTGTAGGAGATTTTAATGATTTAAATTTAAATTTTCCATTAGAATATTCCTTATACAATCCTATACCAGTACCTATATTTTCTATTTCAGTTGTTACTGGAGGATTTACCCATGAAGGAAGTCCTGACACAACAGTTAATACTTGAGTATTAGAACCAATAGGAAGTCTTATTAATTTATTATTATTTCTATAGTATATATCTCCAACTTCATCATTTCCTACATTAATACCTCCTGCAATATTTATATTCTTTATTTTGTTAGTAGTTGTACCAAAACTAAAAGAATTATTAGCACCTGGTATAAAACTATCAGATGTAATCTTAAATACTTCTACATTATTTACTTTTAAATTTAAATAACCCGAAGTACCACCTTTAACACTTGCTTTAGTATCTCCATCAATAATGTAAGACCTATCTCCAAGATATGCTAATAATTCATCAATGTGAATAGCAACTGATTCATCTTCACCATCTACTATACCTACTGGAATATATATATTATCTCCTGCTATTTCAGAAGCTAATAGTTTTCTTGTAGCATCAACTATCTTTGTCATACTGTATACTTAGAGTTAAATGCTACATGATTATAATAATCTTTATCGTTAAGAAGTGTAGTTATCATATTACTTATCTGTTGTCTTTCATCAGCATCAAATACAGTAACACTATTCCTTGCTTTTTTCTTTTGGGCATCAAATGCCAAACCTGGATTAAGATATTCATTATTTTCTTTAAGTGAGAAATCTCCAACCTTATGACCTCTTTCAAGTAATGATTTAATAACAAACCAATCTAATGCAAGTAATACTTCTTCATTATCTGGAATTATAGGAAAGTATATCTTATGTGCAGCATCCCATTCAACTGGTAAACTATCAATATAAAACTTAACTTCTCCTTCTTCAAATGTAGTAATTATATAACCTGGACCAAGTTCATACTTATCTATATCATGAACTAATGTTGGCATATCATCCTTAACAATTTCATTAATAGCACCAATTCTTGGTAATCTTAATCCATTATATGATACTCCATAAAGTTTTCTTGTATGAGGTGGAATATTACATTTATATTCACTAACTGTACCTACTACTATTTCAGGGTTTAAAGGTACTTGTAATTCTAATTGCCTCATAGCTGAATGTATCCAATTAGGAACTCTAACTACAAAACCTAAGTAATCAATATTAAATCTATCGAATACTCTTGCTATTATTACCTTACTGCTTATTGTATTTAATATCATTTTGAAATGTTTTTAAACAATACTCCATATCATATCTTTCTATTGCTCTTATTTTATCTCTAAATCCTAACAATTCAGATTCTATTATTTCACCAATACTATTTACATTATTTGTAAAGTCAATTTGGCTTTTACTTATATTGTTTATAAAGTTAGTAGGAACTATACTATACATTTTTAATTGCTCTAATTTACGCAATCTTGTCCGCAAAGTCAACCATAAATCAAAGTTTTTTTCGCTATAAAGCAACCATTTTAAGCCTGTGGGATTATCATGCCTGTATAAATAAGGTCTTAATCTCCTTATGAAATCGCTTTTTGTGATGTATTTTTTCTTATATAAATCATAGGTTTCCTTATCCAAGTGTTCAGACTGTTCAATTAAGTATTTAAAAGAAGCACCCCAATCTATAGTTGGTTTAAGTACCTGATAGTTATATTTTGCCTTACGTCTATGTTTACCAAATATCTTAATAGTTGCACCTATAGAAGGAAATGTATATTGACTACCGTTTAATAAGTGCATTTGTACCTGTAAAAAGTATCTTCTTATTATATACACTAATGTTTCATGCTTTACTTCTATGAACTTACGTGATTCAAGTATTTGCATAGATGCTTCTACTTTCTTTTTATAACTATTCACAAAACCATACATATAAATATTTATAATATCTCTATATCTTCCATTCTTTAAGTAAGCACTATATTTGTTATTATATTCAGTAGGGCTTACACCTTTAACAAATGGAGTATATTTTATTATTTTATCATATTCAGATCTTGTAAGTTTTATATTATCTAAGTTTACATTATTAAATAAAGCAGTTAATACAGGATTATCATACATTTGATCTTTATTAGCTAATATAAGTCTTCCATAATAGCTAATATCTCTATTAGCTTCTTTTAACTTTTTGTTATTATCAAGTATCTTTTGTGTATGATACCTAAGAAAACTTGTAGCAGCATTAAGACTTATTTCTCCTGTATAGCCCATTATCCATTATCTATATTAGATTGAGGTATTTTATCTTTATCATCAATAATAGATAATTCACCCTTCAATAATCTTTCTTTAACAGTTTGTATTAAATCTTCAGGCATTGGAAAATCCATATCATCTGTAATACTACTCTTATCATTAATACTATTAGGATCTCCTAAGAACACTCCTTCTATATTTAATATAAAAGGTTCGCTTGTATCTACTTCTTCACTATAAGCATATATGTACCCATCTCTATAAAAATACCTTGATGGTTTCTTAAGTTTAGTTTTATCAACAGCCATTTGATACTCTCTTTGATTCATAGGTAAATATGATACATACAAATTCTCTGTTAGATTAGTATATATAAATGGAATATTATCTAATATATTACCTACAAATGTAAATGGATCATCACTTTCATATCTTATAGGAGTTGGTATTTTATTCTCACTTCTATACCAATTATCAGTTGTATCAATACTATATAAACTTGTTACAACAGGTGATGATTCAATACAAGTAACTTGAAAGTTAGATTTAAATTGATTACTTAAACCATACTTATTTATTTGTTGCCTTATAACAGTAGCTAATTCATGCCTAAATATAGATTTAATTCTCTCTTTAAACATATCATCAAAAGGTCTTGCTAAAGCATCTGATATTTCATCAGCAATTAGTTTTAAGCTTGCCATATATTAATCTTTATTAGTTTTACCACTTCTTAAGTTAGAACCATCTGTATATACATTTATAAGTTTTTCCCCATGTTCATTAAGTACTGAGAAGTTATATTGAATCTTAGCTGTATTATTATCATAATCCTTCTTAAAATCCTTTATTTCATTTTCAATATTAATAACCTTTGTATTAACAGCATCAATTTTAGTATTAATACTTGATGGAGCATGTACAATTTGAGTAAGTCCCCAAAGAATTACAGAAGCAATTACACTTGCTGCAACAGCAGTATAGATAGGATTGTTCTTACCTTTATTAGATTCAAGGTAAGATATAAGTTTGTCAAGTTTTTCATCTGTGTCTGTCATAACTATTCTATTAAAGTTGCAGCTTGTCTTAATGTATCTTTATCTATTTCATAAGCTTTCTCAATCCTTATCTTTCTACCGTTATATATCTTACAAACATCTACAATAAAAAAGTATTTATCTATTCTCTTATTATGATGATACCATTTATATGGAACTCCTACATTGTTTACTATTATATGATTAGTACAAAACTCACAATGTTCATGGAAATCTTGAAGTGCTTTATAACAATATTCTCCTATCTTATCTCCAAATACATTAATCATAGTTTTATTCATAAATATAATCCTGTCAGTTTCAATATCTACAGCATATATTAGTTCTCCTGTACCATTAGTAAACAACAGTTCAGCCTCTAACTGCTTTGTTGTATCCTTTAAGTCTTTAAGAACACCCACTAATTCTTTTCTTATCTCATCTTTCATTATTTATGTTTATATTAATATTAATATAATTGATAATATTACAAGTATAAATTTAATACCAAAGAATAACCAAATAGGTATATTAAAACTATCTATATCTCCAGTAGAACCTCTATACCAAAATGAAACACCTCTAAAGTAATTCCATGCCCCATCAAATATTAACCATCTTAATGATAATCCAGCTAATAGTATATATCCATATTGTAAACTAATCGGAATAGATGCAAAAGATATAAAACCTATAATTACAATAGTGTTAAGTATTGCATCAACTCTATGCCACAATTTAGATTTAATCTTTGCTTCAATGGGTTTACCTTGAACTCTTAGATCAGCTTCGGTAAGTTGTAGTACGTGTTTATATGCTAATATAACATTGTAAACACTGAATAATAATAGGATTAATATTTCATTCATAACAACTTAATTATATTACCATTTTGTAATTCACCACTTTCGTCAATATAATCCTCAATTGATTCAGTTATTAATTCTATTTGCATCCACTCAGTTATTAACTCACAATCATTTGCGTGAGAATAACAAACTACTGTATCAGGATTCTTAGTTTTAAGTATATCAATTAATTGTTGTGCTGTCATTTCTTTAGTTCTTTAATTAGTATTTCATTCATAACGACATAACAACTTCTAATGTACACCCCACGAATGAATGTGCGTAGTGTCCACCTGCAATAGAGGGGTCAATATACTGCTCCATTCCTGACGGCTCGGATAGTATCATATCAACGTGATAGGTTGTGTACTTCTTATACTTAGTTTCAATCGTTATTTTCTTCATTTTCCTCAATTATTTCTTGTGGGTAACTATCCATCATTTCATAACCCTCAAATATCTCAGGGAAATACTTCTGAGTTGTCTGATCAACTACCATTAAGCATAACCCATTAATCTTCTCAGGTTCATTCGTATAGAATCTAACAGTATGTGAATCATCAGGGAGTCCATAAGCTGTGCTTACAGCCCTGTTAAGTGCAGTATAATCTTCTTCTGTAAGTAGCAAATAACCTGTACTATATTCAATTGTTTCAATAGCCTGCCAATACAGTAATACAGGCTCATTGTATTTTACAACAACTTCAATCTCATTCGTTTCCTCGTTAAGTATTTCCTCTGTATATTCAGTTAATTCAGTATATACAGCATGAATATCCTCACGTCTTATTCTCTTAGTAGGAGTAAGCTGTTCAAACCTTTCTGGTTTATTTGGATATTGTTTTATCATAGTTTTAATCTTTTACAAATCTTATTGGAAATCCCATTGTTTTAGGTGCTAAAGCATACAGATACTTAATGTTTGAATTACCACCTCCATCAACTCCATCTACATTATAAATTGGTTGAGTTGGAGATAGTATGTTAGTAAATTTCACATTTCTCACAAGTGCCTTATCTGCACCATTGTAATTGATTGTAGCAGTAGCAGCTGTCGTACTACCCAATTCGATAGGTTCTGTTACAGTTCCATTAGCTGTAATCTTACCTATTGTTTGTGTAGTGCCTGCTGTAAGTCTTACTTTTCTTCCTTTGTCTATGATAAGTTCGGCAATGGTGTTTGAGCCTATGATGTCGAAGTTACCTGTGTGAGTGCCTGAGAATTGGACTTTGTTGAAGGTTTTGCCATTGGTTCTAAATGGCATATTAATTGCAGTTGTCAGAATATTAAACCTAAGTGTACTACCTTCTGAGATAATGGTACTACCTGTACTAACCCAGAAATTACCTCCGTATCCTATTGAATTAGTATGTTCCCATAAGCCGTTCCCCATTTTTAATATAAACGTATTTTGTAAATTGAAGAATCCTGGACCTGTTATTTTAACACCAAAATCATTAGCATCAAAACTACCTGAAATAGCAAATAATCCTAAACCGTAAAGTGTAATATCTGATAAACTAATATACTCACCACTAAAGGAATTAATTTGTAGTGTGTGAATAGGTCTTATATAACTATTCAAATTAAAATCACCCCTACCCATCAAGGATAAATTAAAGTTCCCACTCGGAGTAATATTACTCCCCAACACATAACTACCATAACACTCAATCGCATTAGCCAAACTCTGGTTTACAGCCACACTCACCGCACTCATGTCCAAACTCCTACCAATTCTCGGTACATTCACACTTAAAGTGCAAGCTGTATCAAAACTACCTGCAAGGAAAGTAGCATCATCTTGTGGTAATGGCACTCTGCCTGCAACTGTTAAAGCTGTATCACTAAACCATTTAGTAGCATCAGACCATAAGGTTGTACCACCGCCTGTATGTTTGTAATATTGAGGTGCAGCAGGTGTGAATGTTATACCTGAATTACCACCACAATCTCCACTACCACCATCTATTGCAGATAAATCCCTGTTTGCTGTGCCTGCAAGTGTAATGTCTCTGAAATCAACATTAGATGCAACGATTGAGCCGTTACAGGTTATTGTGCGAGGTGTGCCTATGATGTTGGAGGTTATTAATAAACGATTATTTGAAGAATTAACTCCATTTAATGTTAGATTATTTGTTATTGTAACTATATTACCAGTATTAAAATTACAAGCCAATACATTATTTAATGTTAAATTATAAATTGTACCACCATAAACAAATGAAACAATTGAGTTATAATTCAATATAACATTATAAAAGGTTTTTGCGTGAGTATTAAAAGTATTACCATTTATAACTATTGTAGAAGTCCCAGCATTTAACGTGAAATTTATAATAGAATCTGCAAAAAATTGATTTACTGTAAAAATAGAACTACCAAGTGATAATGTCTTAGTTCCTACACCAGAAACGTAATTGTTGGTAGTTGTTATATTTTTTGAATTCGTATTCCAATGTCCATTTGTTAATCCTAATAAACAATACCCTACATTCATACCATCTTGATTCGTCCAGGTTCCACCAACCCCATCAAAATACAGCCTATTAAAACTCCTTCCACTCGTAGCCCCCATCGTCAATGTTTCACTTGTGGTTGCTCTAAGATAAGTGTAAGCTGTACCTGTAAATGTCCAAGTAAAGTTAGTAGCAGGCAAAGTTAAACTACCATATATATTAATGTTGTTAGCACTACTACTTAATGTTATTGCACCTGCTAAATTAGAGGCTGTAAAGTGTTTGCAGTTGGCTGTGGTGTCTATAACAATTGTACCACTACCACTATTTTCATCGAATACCACATCATCAGCAGCAGTAGGTGCAACCGTATGAAATGTACTACCACCACTTGTAGTTGCCCAGTGATTAGCAAAGTCAGACCAATTACCTCCGTTATTTACCCAATAGTATGTCATTATTCTTCAAGTATTAAATTATCCAATTGGTCATGCAATGTAACAGCATAACCTCTATCAGCATCGTATTCATCAGCAGTCCAAAAGCCTGTGATTTCTTTATAGCCCGTATCAACACCATCAGCACCAATGATACCACTACCTAAAGCAGTTATACCTGATTCATTTGTTCCATTGTCAGTTACCCAATAGGTTGTTCCATTCATTTTCATTTTCTTACCTGCTACTTCACTACCACCTAATCCAGTAGCTATATCAATATAATCTTGATTAGTAGCCACATGATAACCCCATGTAGCAGTAGGGTTAGCTATGTTGTATTGGTCAATATCGTATTGAAATAGTTTGGCTGCATACCAGTTATATTGTTTGGACATTACAGCACCATAATCTAAGTTGTTAGAAGGATAACGCCACATTGCAGCCTCTTTCAAAGCAGCGTATTCTTTTTGTGCGGTAGTGCCTGCTGTTGCAGTATATACAGCATCGTAGATTTCTGTTGAGTTTGACCAGTTGAGTTCTTGGATAGACACATCATCTACGTCAATATCAGTAACACCCAATCTCTTAAGGATTAGATTTGCTACTGTTGATTTGTAAATTTTTATTTTTCCATCACCAACAGTTGAATCAAGCAGTACGTCTATACTTCCGGCTATCATTAAACCACCACCTGCATTTCTTTTAACACTATAAGTCAATTTATAATATTTGTTTGCTGTTAATATGCTTGGTGATATAGCAGATTGAAAACTACCATCTGTTGATTTTATATTAAGAACACCGCTTCCTATTGTAACCTGTGCGCTTTTCGTCCAAAATCCCGTATCACTCGAAAACTCCCTATCCGCAGCATTTGTAACCTTCTCCACCGCCCCATTCTCAGTTACATTAGCAATAACATTACCCAAAGGAGTAGCAACTGCCTCAAAATTACGTGATGCCCATGTTTGAGTGCCTATATCAACTGATTCTATTTCAGGATATAATGACCTAAGTAGGTTGTATTCAGCTAATACTTGTGTTGGGGTGAGGGCGGATGATTGGAGTTTATAAGAGTAGTTATTCACGTAGTTATAAAAACTATCTCTACCCCTACCAATTCTGTTATAATTAATACTTGAATTTTCAGGACTTAGTGTTCCGATTAAAGAACCATTCACGTAAGCACTTATTACCCTGTTATTACATACAACTGTAATTATTTGTGTTTTGTTTATATAATTATAATACTTGTAATTAAACTGAATTTGATTTCCCAAGCTGTTAACAAAGCGAAAAACTCCAGAAATGAAACCAATATAATTTAATGTATTATCTTGAGTGCCTTGTAAGAAAAAAGAACCTAACATTGAGCAACAAGCCGTTAAAGTCCATTTTTCGTTGTCTGCAAAACTAATTGTAGGGTGTGTAAAGTATCTTGATTCACCATTTTGATTACTTGCGGCAGGCTTACTATTAGGCGCAATACCTCCAACCAGTCGAGGCTGTTTTGAGGCTGTGGCAGAGCCGTCAAGGTCGTTATCATTGTCTGAAGCATCAAAAGCTGTTCTAACATATTTTAATACCCCATCAGTTCTTTGTACAATCCCAGCATTACTCAAATAAAGTAATTTGGTATCATCATATAGATCATTCTCAATTAACCAATTAAGCATCTTATCCATATCAACCCTATCAAGAGTAATACCACCAGCAGTTCTTACTCTTGTATGATATAGATATTCTAATACCTTACTTCCCATCAATGCTAAAGCTTGACTACCTGATTTAAGTAACCCAACAGCATCTTTAAGGAATAGTTTTAAATCAGCCATTATACTTTCTTTGCGTTAATGTGATATGTAGTTGTGCCAACCTGAAGAATGAGTACAGTATCTTCTACAACAGGAAATCCATCTAAAGTATCTATTGCAGAAAATTCAAGAGGTGTTCCAACCAAGTTTTCAACTACCTCTTTATCACTATTTGTTTGTAAGGCATCAGCAGCAGTGTTAATAGCATCTTGGGCTGTTTGTGCTGCATCTTCGCCAGTAGCAATTCTATCAGCAGCAGTTGCAATCTTATCTAAAGCAACTTGTGCAGCATCATCTGAAGCTTCTTGTGCTTTAGTAGTGGCTGTTTGTGCATGAGTAGGTGCATCTATAATAACTTGAATATTATCAGCAGTTATACCTACATCTACTATATTATCTGCTACTGTATTAACCTTTAAAATATTATTAGCTACTGTAATTACTTTAGCAATATCAGTTGCAACAATATTAATATTAGTTAAATCTGCTTCAACATTTAATAATGCTGAAAGATTTGTATATAATGTTTGTAATTGTGTAAGTGAATTATATATAGCAGTAATCTGTGTAAGTTTTGCATAAACTGCTGATATTTCAGTAAGTTTTGCTTCTACTGCTAATATACTTGCAAGATTTGTATAAACAGATACTAATTTAGTAAGTTCTGTATATATACCTTGTAACTCTGTAATATTACTATTTAAAGTTTGTAATACTCCAATATTAGTATATAAGGATATAATAGCAAGTATGTTAGTATATAAAGTATCTATCTTAGTAAGATTATCATATATGCTGTTTATTACAGTAATATCAGAGGCTACTGTTACAATACTTGCAATATTATCATTCACATTTTGAATACTTGCAATGTTTGTATATAATGTAGTAATCTCAACTAATTTAGCACTTACAGCTTCAATTTCTGTTAGACTTGCATATACACTATCTAATGTAGATAGTTTATTAAATATAGCAAGTAATTCTGTTAACTTAGAATGTAATTCAAGTATCTCAGGTAGTTCTGTTTGAACTTCTAATACCTCACTTAAATTATCAATTAAATCTTGTAATACAACTTGTACTCCTTCGCAAGTATCTTTAAATACTTCAGCTTCATCTCTGTATTGTTTTGCTTGTAAACTAAAACCTAATGCTACATTCTCAGGAGTAACCTTAATTGTAATGGCTCTACTATTTATAGTTTCTTGTGTTACCGTTATCATAAAGCATCTATTTTTGTTATGTTGTGTTTTACTTTATAAGTTCCTTTGAGTAATGTGGTAACTACATTATCTTTTACAAATCTAATATCTCTATAGTAATATTTACTTGATTGTAATGCTGTTATTGGAGAAGTAAATTGATAATAATCTCCACCAAAATTATTACTATTATTATGATCTATATGAATAATAAGTTTATTAGTATTAGTAACAGTAAGACCACTACCTAATTCCAATGTTAATACAACATCTGAATCTTCCTTACTCTTTCGTCTTACATCCATAACAATATTATCATATATTGTAAGATCATAAGGTAAGTCTACTTCATGTTCAACTCCTTGATTATCTTCTACAATATCTGTATATTCAAATGTTAATGTTTCAGTAAAATCATCTCCACGAATAATCTCTACTAAAGGTAATAGTCCTACTGTTTCCATAATTGTTTAGATATTAGATAATGTAATCTTTTTAAAATTAGCATTTGCATTTGTAATACCATTTGTAGCAACAAGAGCTATATATAGAGTAGTATCTGTTGCAAATAATTCTCCTATTTTACAAACTCTTCCTAACACATATCCTCCAAGTGATACACTACCCTCACGAGTTACAGTTCCAGAACTTCCAGCATTAGCAGTAACAATAAGACTTGTAGCAACATCTGTATTTAAAGCAGTTTTTAAAGCTACAGAGGATGTATTAATAACTATTGTAGTACCTGTTCCAGATTCATTAGTTGTAACAGCTGCATGAGGAAATGTAAATGTATTAGGATTAACTACAATAATATCATAAGACCCATTGTAAGAAGTAGTTCCTGTAATCTTAATCTTATCACCTGTTGTTAAACCATGTAAAGCAGAAGTTGCAGTTGCTATTGTACCATCTCCATCAATATCTGTAATAACTTTAGCAACTCCTGCACTTGTAGAATGTGATATAGTAACAGTTTTTGTTTCATCATCATATGATACAGCCAGTGTTTGACTTATATCATAAGGATTAACAAATTCAATAATGATATCATTACCTTCAATAGTTGGAGTATTAGCTGTAATTACAAATTGTTGATCAGTCCCATATGGTATACTTGTCGTAGATTTAGTTGGTAGTAAATTAGGAGTATTAACTATCTGAGTAGCACCTATTAATGCTAATATAGCATCAGTAAGATTATTATCTGATAATTCTTTTCCTGTTACTTTATCTACTTTAGAAACTAAATCTTCTGTAACTAAAGTTCTAACTGCTTTACTTGAAGGTATTTCAGTATCTTTAGTCCAATCAGGAACAGACTTAACTTCAACAGAACCAAATCCATGACCTGCTTTACCATATCCAACCCCAAACAATTTAAGATTTGGGGTTAGATGTAGTGTCTTTATAAACTGTCTTAGTTTATCCATTATTATTTAACTTGGCTAATATAGCAAATATGATTGTTTCTAAACCTTTGAATATTAAAAGTTCAGTTTCATCATCAATACCAGGAATATCAACTTGACTATCAATAAATGTAAGTCCAATTGAAACTGCAAGATTGTAGTCTTTTTCTTCAAATATTGTAGTAGCTACAGTTTGAATTGTTGTCTTATATGGTTCTGGAATCTTATCTCCAAAATAATCATCAAGTTGAGTAATAGCCATTTTAAAAGCTATACCATCAATTGATTCCCATAACCCTTTGAGTTTAACTACGTCATCAAGCCAATTAGCAACTAATGATTCTAAACTCTTTGTTAAAATACCTTTTTCCATTGTAAATATATATTAAATTAATTACTTTTTTAAAAACTGTGTACCTAAAGCAGTTATAATAAGTGATGATGTAATAGCCCAAGTTGGTACATTAAATAAGGGGATTATACTTGATGCAATACCAGCCCCAATTAAACCATATTGTATAATTTTAGCTGTCTTTGGTGTTTTAGCTGTCCACCTATCAATCAAAGTTTTAAGCATTGCAGCAGGAATATTATATAGAGGACTATGTTTTAGGTTATTTCTCATGTTATAAATATTAAATAAGGGAGTAATTAAACCCCCTTATTATTACTGTCTATTATCAGTTACTCCCCTATCATTCTGAATAGCTTGACCTTTAGCTTGGTTTATAAACTCAGCGGTAGCATCTACTAACATAGAATGTAAAGATACTGGTAAGTCTGAATCTATATTGTTTTCCATACTAACTGATACAGGTTCTTTAACATAAGTTAAATATACACGACTAATATCGAAATGGAAGTCATGATATACATTAACCTTATTATCATTAATTGTAGCAACAGGACTTGATACTGTAGTACCAAATGAATGAGTTAAGAAATTATTAATATCTTGTGCTTTAACAAGTCTTGTTCCAGCTTCAAGAACTTCATATAATACTGTATCATCCCATGCAATAGTACTATCAGCAGTACAAGTAAATATAAATCCTTTATCATTAATAACTTTACCACCAACAGATGATAAATCAGTTGTTCCAGCTGTATAAACAATATATTGTTTACCAATAGTAAGACTGCCACTACTAATAGATTGTCCATATCTAACAATAGCACTACTTTCAACATAATTGAAGTATCCAAAATTAGAAGTAGGAGTAATTTCAGTACTACCAGCCCATGTAGGTTTAAATGTAATACGTTCAACTTCAACTGAGACATTAGTATTTGTAGTATTAACACCGCCTGTAGTAGCAATAACACCGCCTGTAGTAGCAGTAAATACTGTACCTGGATCATTGGCTTTAGCACCAAATGTAATAAAGTCTACACCAGCAGCATTAATAATCCTATAAGTTTCACCAACTACAATACTATCCCCTCCTATTAAATTATCAGGATTACATACAAAACTATTACCTGTTGAATAACCAGCATCTGTAAAATCAGTAGTACCTGTAACAAGAATCTTATAAGGAATTCCTTTATAAAGAACACCAGACTTAATAACACCCATAGGAATATTAACTGGAAAATCTCCATATACAAACTTCTTACCTTTATTCTGATTTACAGATAGTTCAACTGTTCTAATATAATACTGAAGAGTTTCATAATAACCCCTAATATCACCATAAGCAATAATAGACATTACAGTATTCTTTTCATCCAAAAGAACACCTCTTACTAAATCTTTAGTAACTTTATTTAGAAACCAGTCTTTTTCTTCTGGTAAAATCCTACCATATACATTAGAGTTAATTCTTTGTAGAATCAAATCTAATCCAATGTGCATTTCTTTTATAGTCATATTATAAGTTTTAGAAGGAGATAGTATTAAGCTATCTCCTTATTGTTAATATTAAACCTTAGCAAGAAGTGCATCAAGTACAGTTACAATCTCACCAGCACCTGTTTGACCAGATGGTACAGCTATAATAAGTTGTAAACTTGGTTTATTAGATTTACTAATAACATCAGTATTAGGAACCTTAGTTGTTAATACATATGTAGTAAAAGTTGTACCAGCTACAATTTGTGAAGGTTCGGTAAACAGTAATTGCTGATATTGCATATACAAATGATCACCATCTTTATAAGCATTAGCTTTAGCCAATTCTGTAATTTGAGCAACTGTTCCTTGACCAGGATTACTTGCAGTCCCATTTGTAATATCTGCATCTTTCAATACATCACCAAGATGGAATAATTCAAAATCAACACCTGCTGTTAATGCAGTAAATTTAATACCATCAACATTATTGCTTCCATCTTCATGAGCTAAAGCAGTTACGCAACGATTTACATCAGCATTAATTTTAGCAATAAGTTTAACAATAACATTAGAAGTAGCTTTACCTGTCATAACATCACCACTTACTACAGTATATTCATAGAATCTGTATCTGCGTTGATCTTCAGTAGGTAATCCAAGATTAACAACACCAACACCAACAACTGAGCCAACAGCTAAAGAAGCAGGTAAGTTAAGTGAATAATTACCAGAAGCAGCTGCTTCTTCACTACCAAGAAACTTGATTCCAGCAACAGGAGCAACATATGCTTGTTTAGAATATACAAATCCATCTTTATAAATAGGGAATGATGTCTTAGCAGCAGTTCCCCCAGTTGTTACAATAGTAACATATTTTGAAGTGATAGAAGAAGCATTAGCTGCAATAATAGTACCACCTGAATCAACAATAGCTATTCCACCATTAGTTAATTCTTGAAGTTCCCATAGTCCAGCGATAGTTCCACCACCATCTTTAGCAGCATAAGCTACTGATTTTCCAATTATCAAATCGTCCATTATAGATTATTATTTTTTAGGTAGACCCTCATATCTGGCTTTATATTCAGATATAGTGCCTTTGTTTATTTCTGTTTTAAAGAATGTAATAGCTTCCTGTACAGTATTACCAATGATTAGATCAGGATTATTAGTATCCACTATAATCTGACTGTTAGGAAGTCTATTTAAAATACCAAATGTAATATACTTTTCTATTTGCCCAATAGTAGCCAAGTTGGTATTTGATACAGTTCTAACGAATTTAGATGGATTTTCAAGGCTTATTTCATTAAGTTTGATATTTCTATCTGATACATCAGTACCACTTATAAATGATCCATACCCAAGTGCATACAATACGTTCTCAACCTTATCTTGTGATTTAACAACGTCTAAGAATGCTTCCATTCGTTCTTTCTCAATTCTAACTTGTTGTTCTTTTTGAGCTTTTATTTCTTCTTCACTATGAAGATAAAATCTGATATTATTACTTTTATCTGCCAAGCTATAATCATTAGCAACATGAGCATGAAGTAAACATAATCTGTAAAGCATATAATCATCAAGATTAATAGGATTACCAAATTTATATTTATGACCTTCAAGTTTAATAATAGCATCATACTTCTTTTTGTATAATCCAGCTACCACTTTATCTTGATCTCTAAGATTACCAATCTTCCGAGCACCTGCTATACCATCTTCAAATGATTTGTTAATAGTATTATATTCAGTTTCAAAGTATTTATTGGCATCTTCATCTGTTTCAATATTTCTACCTCTACCTGATTTATTAAATGAAGTAACATAATCAGCTTTAGCGACACTGTTCACATCATAATCAAACCCTATATCAAGTGTTCTACCACTCGAAGGTATATCAATACTAATGCTATTCCAATAGTGAGCAATACGAGCATTCCAATCAGATGAGGTAGCAGAAACACCTAACACAGCAGGCATATATTCTTTTTGTTCATCCATGTTAGCTAACATTGCTGTAATAGAACTTACAGTTGGTCCAAGTGACCTATATTCTTCAACAAGTACATCCTTATTTGCTTGTGCGTATGGAGAACTCATAGGTTTCCATAATAACATCATTGATTTTTTCGCAGTATACATATCTTAACTTATTAATGTTTTATTATTGAATTAATGTAGGAGTATTACCTCCTACATTATTATTTTACAAAGTTTAACCAATATGAGGTTGTATAATTTTTCATATTAATACCTTGCGATACCATAACTTCATATGAAGCTTCATCTCTACGTGTAGCCATAAACTTATCACTTCCCATAGCAGCCCATTCAGGTGGAAGGTTAGTCATACCAGCATATACACGTGTCATAACTTCACGTCCTTTTTCAGCAACAAGATCAATATTACGTTCACCATCATCTCCCATAGAGTGATCAAGTAAGAACATATTGTATGCTTCATCTGGGAAACCTTTATACATATTACCATTTCTACGGTCAAGTTCAGCATAAAGTCCATGATTGAATATGTTAGCTTGTTTTACAGTAATGATATGACCATCAATAGTTTTATATTGATTAAAGTATTTACCATATGATAACCAACCATCTTTACCTGACATAATTTCCTCATGTCCAAGTCTTTCATAAAAACCTTTACTAAAAACATCATTCTTAATAGCATCATTAAGCATACGAATTGCACCACTACCACCATAAAGAACAAGTTCCATAGGAGTATTGACATCAACCCTATTACTAACAATTCTATTAACAATAGAATCAAGTTTTGCAAGTGTTAATACTGAATAAGTATCATATTGACCTGTGGTATAAAGAATATCTTTAATACCAGCACCTTCTGACAAAGGTTCACCACTTTCATCATCTTTATTCATAAGAACTCCAGTAGAAGTTCTATTATATTTACCATTCCAAAGTTTATCTTCAAGCATTAATCTACGATCAATTTCAAAGATTTTCATTTCATGTGGCATCCATAGATTAGTTTTACCACCAGACATAGTATCAAATTCGATATTAACTACCTTATTTGCTATATTACCTGTGATATTCTTACTGAACCTATACATACCAAATTGGTTAGTCCATTTACCAGGAGCCATAGAATTACTCGATGTACCATCTGATTTAGACATGCCTACTACAGGAGCACCCATAACCCATGAACTACCAGCAGTAAAGTTAGCAGCAGCTACATATTCATCTGGATTACCAGTAAGAATAATAAGTTTAACTCTGAACTTCTTTGGTCCAATTTGTACAGGATTACCTTGAATACGACAAGTGTTTTGTTTATCAGGTGTAGTAACAGATGAAAACTTCACAAACCAATCATCTTCAAAATCAACTTCAAATGGTGCACCACCATAACCTGGTTTATTATTACTTGAATTAACAAGTCCAACAACTGCTGAAGTATGTTTCATTCGTCCCATTACATTCCATGTGTAACGAGTATCATTTAGAGCTTTAGGTGCTAACGAAGTAATACCTTTCTGCCCATCAGTAAGAGTAAGTAATGGAAACATATCACTGTCTTTTCCATAAAGATATGTTAGTCCACTTGACAATTCTACCGGATCAATCAAGCCATTCTTGTACAATGTGTTTTCGCTTGTGTATCTTTCAGAATTATACGATATAGTTTGAATCTCTCTCATTTAATATATCTATATTTAATCACGTTTAATTACAATCCTATCACCCGTAACTACAGGAGGTAATGCAGGATTGGTATTTGTTTTTCTAATATTCGTTGACAATTTCTTAACTGTTTGTTGTTGCATATTAGTTTTAATAAATTGATCTACATCATATTTAACAAACCTTTTAAAAGCATCAAACAAGTCATGATTAGTATTACGTTTTAAACTTTCATTATGAATGTCTAAATCGTGTCGGGTCATCTTAACTTTATTTCCATCTATAACAACATCAACTGGATTATAAAGATAATTAAAGAAGTCTTGCCTTGTTGCATAACTAACTTTACCACCTTCATTAATCCTTATTCTTTCAGGTATAGTATAATTATCATTATCAATAGTAATCTTACCATTTTTAATCATATTATATACACTACCTTGTTTGTTAAGATCAACAAGTTGTCCATTTTCTATTTTAATACCCCAATAATCCATAGCATCATCTTCAGCTTTAACTCTTAATTCATTAAGTTTAGCTTCTTCAATTGCTACTTCTCTGGCTGATATTTCTCCTAAAAATGCAAGTTCCTCTTTAGCTTCATCATATGTAGCATTAGCATCTTCAAGCATTTTAACATATCTCTCAGCCTTCTCAGGTGTATCACCACGTTTAATACGTGCTTCAATAATTATTTGTTTATGTTGAGTTATGTTATCATCTTTAAGATCAATAGTTGAATAATCAACTTTTTTATTAAATCCTTCAAGACTTCCATTTAATTCAATATGTCTTAATACATCAGGCAGTATAGGATATTTGCTTAGAAGTTCTTTCTCATAGTCAACAACTGCCTGTTGTCTTGATACTTCATAAACATCTGCTACATATTGGGAAATTCCTTCAGGAGTATTCTCATAATCAATAGGTTCACCTTTTTCATTTACAGGCTTAATATTAACTGTTTCAATAATATTGTCTATATTAACACTTGTATCAACAGCTCCTTCAAATGCAGCAATCTGTTCAGATGTATATTTTACAGCATTATTGGAATCAATAGCATTTCCTTTATCATCCAATGTATAAATAACTCCATCAATATCTATTTTATTAGATAAGTCAGGAGTTTGTATAGTAGGGTCTTCAATTACTGGTTTAGGTTCTTCAACTACAGGATCAGGTGTTGGTATAACAACAGGATCAGTATTAATAGGTTCAGGACTTGGAACATCCTTAACAGTAGGTTTAAATCCACCACCATCAGGAATAATCTCAAGCATAATTAAACCAATAGACTTAGAGTTCTCTTTCATTTAACTTAATTTTTAGATTATACTTCTTTATTATTAGTTTTATTTATTTCAGCTAACTTAACTTCACGTTCAGTTATCTTATCTTGTTCAAGTTCAATCTCAGCTAATTTATTAGTATGCTTTATAGTTTCAACTTCTTTATTAGCATTAGCCATTATCATAGCTGATTCACCTTTAGCTTTCTCCATTTCTAATTGGAACGCTCTTGTTCTTTCAGCAAATTCATGTATAGCTTTCTTAATAGCTGGAATATTATCACCAGATATAGCTTCAGCTGCTAAATCAAACTCTTGATTCTGTGCAGCACTAAAAGCTAAGTCTTTAAAGTCTTGTAATTTCTGTTTTTCTAATATAGAATTAACAACACTAACTCCTATTTGTGTATCACTAAGTGCTCCACCAGGAATATTAAAATAAACAGGTTGTCTTTCTTGATTAAATAAAGTACCACTTAAACCTGATTCATATACTACTTTACCATATTCAACAGACATCTCATGTAATCTTGATAATACATTATGAAATTGAGTAATCATTAATACACTACCAAGTTTAGCACGATATAAGTTTTGTTCGTTATTTCTTACAGTAGCACTTGCAGCAGCTTGACCAAACCTTGCATCATTCATATTAGCAAGATCCCATGCTTCAGATTTAATATTTTCACGAATATCAATTAAATCTCTAATGTAACTTGATAAACTATTATTACCAATTACATTATATCCTTCTCTTGCATCTCTTGCAGAAAACTTAGTTTCATCATATATAATTGTATTATCAGCTAACTTATAAAACATTGTTCCTTTTGGATCACCAGTACTATTAAGCATACCTAATGGTATTAACTCAGTAGCACCTTTATATTTAGCTAAACTTCTTTCAATATGAAGATTAATAATACGATATAAAGCTAAAGAAGGAAGTATTCTTTTAGGTACAGGATTGATATTAACTCCTTTAAGTAAACCTTTTTTACCAACTACAGGAAGTTTAACATCACCTCTACTATTATATATTTGAAGTGGAGCTGGTTCAGGTTTAATAAATAAACCACTCTCAATATTACCAAGCATCACTTGTTTCCACACTTCATTAATCCATTCTTTTCTTATACTAATATCCCCATTCATAGGATCAGTAGTATAATCATTAGGAACAATAGATTCAGTCATTTGCCCTAATTCATTAACACGAGTTAATATATTCTTCTCAACTTGTGTTACATAAAATAATATATGCTCATCTATAATATCATTAGATGAAAACAATAAACTATCTGAGTTATTATAAGGTCTACCTGTATTAGTATTTATAATCTTACGACCATATATATCTTTATAAATATTATTATTTACAAAATAATCAGGAGATTTAGCATTATAATCTTTCTTAATTATAGCATCTACATACTTCTTGTCAGCAGCAGACATTTTAGGCTCATAATAAGTATAGATTTGATTAATAGACATTCTTCTATGAATAATAAAAGCATCTCCATCTTCAACATAGTCTTTACCAGCTAATATAGGATAGCCTTCAGTAGGAGATATTATATCATAGTAAAACTCACCATTGTCAATATATAAATAAATATATACTTCTTCAGTAGCCCACCAATCATAAAATGCTTGAAGTCTTTTCTCTTCAAACTTATTTACAGTATTAGCCCATTTAATAGTATTATCTGCATGAATAACTCTTTCATCAATCCATGATTTAATAGCTTTATCAATCTTAGTTTGAATTTCAGCAGGATTAATAGGTTGAGGTTGTTCTTGTTTAGATACTTCGGCAATAGCTTGCTGCATTACTTCATTTATAATAGGCTCAATTAATGCCCTTACATCAGCTCTTCTTTTAAATGTAATATCAGGATCATTAACATTAACTTGATAACTATATGGTAATTCAACATACTCTCCTATATTCTTTTCTTTAATAGGAGTAATAAAGTCAATATCTCTTATTTCACCTGGAAGTTTAATAGCAGTTGTATCAGGTAAATTACTCAAAGGTTTAAGTAAATAACCATAGGTTTCAGCATCAACTATACCATTTGCAGCATTAAGGTTTCGTACTGTATCAGCTTTATCATTAAGAGATTTAGCAAGAGTAACCCAATACCTCATATTAGGTTCATACCACTCAGGTTTTAGCTTTGTAGTAATACTTTCTCTTTGATTAGGGTATGTATAAATCATATATTAGTATTATATCCATACAGCCCAATAGAAGCTAATACAGATTCTTGTTTATTTGTATTTAAAATACTATTATGTTTAAGTACTTGTCTTTGTTTAATTAAAAATGGTATTAACCTCATAGAACTGATACGGTCAAAATTACCACTAAGTGTATAGTTTTCTATTTCAAGAAGTGTTGGTACATCAAAAATATAATGATAGTTGTACCAGTTTTCTCCCTCTGACGTTTCAGTACGTTTTGTATATAGCCATTCTTTAAGATATATCAAGGCTTCAGTAGCATTATCTCCCTCTCCAATAACAATACCATAATTAGGACTTTTAGAATCATTCTGTTTATTATTCAAAGTTTCAGTAGGATCAGTATAAATCCATCGTAGTGCATTCCATGTTTTAAAATCAGCTACAATAGTACCTCTATCAACTTCAGGTAATACTTTTGCATTATAGTATTGACATAAGTAATAAACTATCCTATTTACAGTAGTCATATCATTAGGTCTTCCAGCATAGCTTGCAACAAGAATATCTCCAGTTGTATTGGATATATTATTAAAGTGCATATATACATGAATACTGTTTAATGAATTCTTACCTATTACAAGTTCTGATTTCTTATCTTTACCTACACTGTCAAATACTATAGAATATAAGTTATCAGGTACTACTCCATCTTTCTTATAAGGAGGATGAAATTCTCTAATACATCCATAGAAGTCTTTCTTAACATCAAAAGGAACTTCCATAATAAAAGGATGTGCATATTGAGTATTACCCTCATCTATTAGTTGATTATTAGTTTTAAATACAATCTTTTTATTATCCTCAAATAACATACCATCTCTATAATAACAAGATGTTACTCCAGATTGTAATTGTACTATATGTTTACTTAAACCAGGACTACTAAATATATTTTCACTTGCTGTCTTAAATGCCTCACTTGGTTTATTTGCTCTTTGTCCAACATATATCAACCATTTATCAACACTCTCAGTCTTAGCATAATTTGCTTTATCTGTTAAGTCATAATTATATGCTTCATCCAATAGACTATTACCATCCTTATCCATGAATGGTTCCATATTAAGAACTTGAGGATGAAAGAACCCACATACAGTACGTCTTGCATTATCATCCCATACATTCTCAAAAGGCATCATTTTATACTTAGATGGATTATAGAATATATTAGAGAAAGGTCTCCAGTCTGCACCCTTAACACCTGCTGTACCATATGCTCTAATAGTACCAACATTAGAAGAACCAACTTCAGTACTACTTAAAGTAACATCTAAAGATTGTTCAAGATTAGGACATTTACCTGATTCTTCATAGTCAATCTCTAATGCTCTCTTACCAATAGCAGCACTTGGATTATTAAATAAAGTTACAGATAAGGCTTTACTTCTATATCCAAACTTCTTATTACCTCCCTTTTTAGTCTTATACCCTAATTCAATACCATCTAAAGATTCAGATAGATAAAACCTCTTCCAATCAGTATGTTCTTCATACCAGTCTAAATTGGTTTTAAGCATATCAGCAGTAGCACCTGGATCAGTAAGATATGCAATATCATATGCTGCCATAATAATAGTAGCATTAGGTACTAAGTTTACAGTATTAGCTGCCTGACTTCCCCTCTTATAAGAATAACCTTTACCACGAGCTTTAGCTTTAGTTAAATGATAATTATTATTAGATATAAAGAAATCTACTTTAAAATTCCAATAATCACCATCCCAAAACCTTGGAAATGCAGATATAAGTTTAGTCTTAAAATCTCCTTTATTATGAAGTTCTTTAAGTTCTTGTTCATTAGGAGTTCTAAGTATTCTACCATAATTAAGATAGTTATACATATCTCCTGTAATATGTAAATCAACAACTCTTCCACTTCTAAGTAGTTTACACTTAGCAGTCATACCATTACGCCTTCTAAATGTTTCCCTACTCCAGAACTCATTATATTCATAAGTCCCTTTAAGATGTGGACAATAATAATGTTTCCCTCTATTCTGATTTCTTGGTATATTTAAACCTTCAACCCATGCTACAATAGAAGGATTCTTAATGTTCTTAATATAACTATCTGCAACTTCAGTAAATAAATGAGTATTTATAAAACTAAAATCCCATTTCATTATAAAACCACCACTATCCCCAATTAAAAAGTCCTCATCTATATCAATATAATTAACTCCTGTCTTAGGATTAATAGTATCACAAGCCTTAGGATACCTACTAAAGTCAGACTTAATAAATTGTATAAAGGGAAGTGTTTGTTCCATTACCAACTTCTATTTGGATCAGCACTATCAGGCACTTCTTCATCACTACCTCTCATAATATCATATTCAGCCTTACTTTCATTCTTTTGAAATTCAGTAAGTGCTTCATTTAGATTCCTAACTTCATTAGGTATATTCTTAGATATAGTAATAACAGTATTCATAAGTTCAACTAATTCAATAGCTTGTGTCTTATTTAATGCCTCACTCTCTAATAAGTTCTCAATAGACTTGCGAACCTTACCAACTACTTTAGTATAATATCCAAATACCTTAAGTAATTCACTTACTACATCTGTAGCTATATTAGAATTAAAATCTTTATAGTCAACTATTGCTTGTTTAATACTATTAGAAGGTTTCCAATCAGCAGATAATCCAGCTTTCTCAATAGCCATATTATTAGCTTCTTTGCCAGATTTACCTAATTTATTAATAGGGCTATTATTATCAGCTATAAGCCATACATACATAAGTTCTTTAAAAGTATGTTCTTTTGCTCCTTTATTATCTTTGATAATACTTCTAAAAGAATCAATACCTAATAACTCAATTGTATTTACTACTAAGTTACCATCTGATAGTTTAAATAAACTAATTGACATCTGTAAATGGATTATTAATTACTAAACATCTTACTTCATATCCTTGTGCAATCCAAGTCCTAACTATATTATAAACTTTAGCTTCACAAGCACCTTGTATCCTCATATTCTTAAGATCAACATTATCTGCTACAAGAATACACCCTTCAGTATCAACATGAGTATTACCTCCATGTATATAAATATGAGTAAATTTAACTCCTCCTTGTTCTAATGTAATACAATCAGGATCAGTATATATAATAACCATATCCCTTTTAAATCTATTTGATCTATGTATTCCACACTTATAACCTCTATGAGTTTCAGGTATAGCAGTTTTGCCTTTTATCTTAACTCCAGTAGCTCTTGCTGTATCTTCAAGTGTATTAGCAATTACACCAAATCCTTCAGCTATCATTCTGCCTATAGTAGTATCAGCTGAATAAGCATACCTATTAATAGTAATATACTTAATCTTCGTATTGTCTTGTATTCCTGCCATTGAATATCTTTTTAATTGTTTTCTTAAGTTTCTTATTAAATGTACTAACTTCATAATTATTCTCAGTAGTTATTGCATAAGCAACGTTCTTAGATAAATCTCTATGTTTAGGTTTCTTTGTCATCTTATTAATAATGAAGATTGTTCTTTAGCCTTATTTACAGCAAATGAATTAAGCATATTATCAGCATCAACTTTCTTATATTCAATAATATGAATATCAATTGCATTAAGTCCTACTAATTCAGGATTTTCTAATACTTTAACATGTTGTTTAGTATATAAATCATGCCTAATATGACATAATATTAAACCCATACACTGTAAACCAAATCTCTCAGTTAATGTAGCATAGGTACTTAATTGTAAAGTATATTCATTACCCTTACTTGCATCTAAATGTTTTAATACTCCTTTAAGTTTCTCTCCTGTTACTATATATTCAGTAGGATTACCATTAACATCTTTATCATAATAACCTGCTTCAAATCTAAGTCTTACTTTATTAGTTTTCCAATCCAATACAACAAACATACCATCTTTAAATAATAAAATATCAATAAGACCTGATATTAACAAGTCATAATTGTAAGTACATATTTCAGCATATATACTCCAACCACCATTAACAAATCCTAATATAATATTAAATATTTCAGGATACTTAACACTAATACCAGTTTCAATAAAGTAATTAACATTTAATAAACCTAATGAGTTATTATTAATTATATCTTTAATTGTAAATAATCTCCCACTCTCAGGTTTAAAACAAGAAGAAAAGCCAGTAGCAGATTTAACAGAAGTTTCAAGATAATCATGTTTCGTATTACCTATATCTCTTGCTCTATCTCCTTCTGACTTCCACTCGTTTAATATCATAGTATAAGTCTTATTCCTATACTTTAGATATTTAGGATGTTTAGGATTTCTCCCAATCTTCTCACAAGCTTTTGCAATATCTACTTCTTTATCACTAAATTTCTCCTTAAAACTACCAATAACAGTAGTAACACTTGTATAAGCATTACTAAAGTTATCAGTATATTTATGTTGAATAGGATCAAAGTATATTTCAAGATTACCCATTAAAACAAATATAATATGTTATTTTTAATTAGAAAGTTTATACCTCTAATTATTCCAGATTGTGATTTAGATTGTTTTACTTCATCTACTACTGTCAAGTAGTTACTATTTTTAACTAATCCTTTTGCTGTTTCTTTAATTATTACTTCTTCCATATATTTAAGGTATTGAATGATGCAACAAAGATACTACTTTTTATTAGTCTTGTCAATAGGTAAATTAAGTTTTATTGGAAATGGCATAGATTTATTATGATTTTCTTTTTTATCCCGCAAGAATTTCTCATTTCTTACATAAATATCAGTAATTATATCATGTGCCTTCTTATTAAACAATTCCCTTTCTTCAAATGGAAGTTCTTCAATAATATCAATCCCTAATTCATTAAGTAATTCTCTTTTAACAGTTTCAGCTATTCTTCTACCTTTTTTAATCTTAATTGCTCCTATACTTGGAACATGGATCATATCCTCATTTAAAACACATTTTACCATCTCTTGTTCAAAAGTCTTATTTAGATCTTTTATTAGAGCTTCTACCTCTCTTGTTTTCAACTCATACAAGTTTCGTTGGTGCACCATAGGAGTTTTATCAATATCTAATAAATCTATAATAGTCCTTTCTATAAGATAATTATTAATCATCTCTTAATTACAATAGCAGTTATATAATGAGCAGGCATTACTAAATATTCAACTAATTGAATGTTAGGAAAATTACTAATAAACTCATTGTATTCATCTTTAGTTAATTTCCTTAAATCTTGATGCCAACTTCTAATAGATTTAGTTGCTATATGAGTTGGTACTCTATATCCCATTAATAAATCATTAATTGATACATTAGCATATAGTATTTCATCTCCTTGTTTTAAATCAATCTTTACATTTTCTCCCCATGATACAATCTTATTTGTTTTAAATTGAATTTCAGGTAAATCTTTATTTAACAAAGTCATAGACTTAATAGGATCACTAATAAGTTTAATCAAAACATGATCTTGTAATGGTTGTACAATGTAATCACTATCATCAATTATAGTATGATCAATAGTTAATAATTCAGTATTCATTTAATTATAAGTTTATTATTAATACTAAAAGTATATAGTTTAAAAAAACAAATATACAACAATAAGAGGTTATTGTCAATAGCTAATTTCGCAAAATTGAGGTATATGGCAAACTTTTATATATATATTATAGGTGTAACATTTAAGTATCACTATTTTTTATACCGGCTACCTATTTGAGTATTTAAGTACTACAATTCCTCTAAACTATATTAAATTTATGTTAATATTTGTTAAATTACTTGACTATATCAAAAAAAAACTATACCTTTATATTATAATATATATAATATATATACAATAAACAATAAAAGATATAGTAAACTAAGATAGGATAGGGGCTTACCCCGACTTGTGCTGGGCTTGCTACGCTTGATACCAATACTGGTATTGGTATTATATGGGATTCAACAAGGACTCAAAACTTAAATAATTTTTTGCAAACTTGACCTACTTAATTATACTTTGTAGTACTATAATAACTATGACTTATATTAAGGTTATTGGTATTACATTAATTTAGATATTAAACTCTACATTAACTATTAATATACTTCCTGGTATTGGTATTCATAGGGGCAAGATGTAAGCCATCAGAAAAAGAAGCATATTAATGGTTATCTTGATAATGCAAATAACGTATGGGTTACTTCTATATGTATTACTTTAATTGATCTTTTATTTAAGACATCAAGTTTTAAAAGATACCCCCGTCAATTTATTATAATTAATAATATAATATATAAAGTTGTTTTTATTATAATTAATAAAGATAAATGATTTATAATTGATTGTTTAAAGAAGATTATTAATGTAAATAGTGGTAATATTAAAATTATATGTGAATTTAATATGCGTAAGCACCTTAGGGGTATCGTCGCTATTGC